CAATCCCGACCGGCGCCGGCAACGATGAAGTCTCGATCACCTTCTCCTGATCCTGCATGGCATTTGTCCTGAAGAAGTCGGCCACCTATGAGTGGCCGGTGGTGCTGCGCCTGCCGATTGATGGCGGACGCTACGAGAAGCAGACCTTTGATGCGCGGTTCAACCGACTGGCGCAGACGCGGATCAATGAGATCCAAGACCTATTCAGGGCAAAGCAGCGCGGTGATGATGGCATCGAGCTGACCGACCAATCGGTAGCTGATGAGGTACTGGCCGGCTGGAGCAATGTGCAGGATGAGGACGGCGAGGATGTGCCATTCACTGCCGCCAGCAAGGCTGAGCTGCTGAACATTCCAGCAGTCGCGAGCGCCATTGTCGTGGCGTACTTCGAAAGCGTCACCGGTAACAAAGCAAAAAACTGAAGGACGCCGCTCAGCATTGGGTCAAGGGCGGCGTGATCGACAAAACCGCAGATGATGCCGCGGTGCTTGGCGTGGTTGGATTCGAGCCCGGCCAGCCTGAGCACTTCGAGGTTGAGCCTGATGCGTGGCCTGCGCTGATGGTGTTCCTTGACTGCCAGACGCAATGGCGCACCGGCCCTGGCGGCCTGATCGGGTTGGACTATGGCGCGGTGGCGTGGCTGTTTAGACTGCGGTCAGTGGCGGATGAATCTGCGATGTTGAGCGATCTGCAGATCATCGAGGCTGAAATCCTGCGACTGGCTAGCCGTGAAGCTTGACGCGATCCTTAAGGTCAAGGCAAACGTTCAAGGCCAGGGCGAGATCGACGGCCTTAGCCGCAGCCTTGGCAATCTGAACAAGCAAGCCGGAGCAGTCGGCGGCGGCCTCGGCCGCATGGGGCAAGCTGCCAAAGGCGTCGGCGGATTGATGGGTGCGCTGCTGCCGGTTGGGGCTGTTGCTGGACTGACCGCAATCGCCAAGGGCTCGATTGATGCGGCAGACAATTTGAATGATATGAGCCAGCGCACTGGCGTGGCCGTGGAATCGCTCAGCAGGTTTGGGCAGGCAGCGCAGGATAGCGGCAGCAGCATTGAAGGTGTCGCCAAGGGCATGGGGCAACTTGCCAAGCGCATCACCGATCCAAGCTCTGCCGCCAGCAAGGCACTTTCCGGTATCGGTGTTGCAACCAGAGATGCGCAGGGCAAGGTTCGCAGCCTTGATGCTGTAATGCTTGAGATCTCCGATCGTTTCGCCAAGATGCCAGACGGCGCTGAGAAGTCTGCGTTGGCGATGCAGCTATTTGGCAAGTCTGGCGTTGAGCTGATTCCAATGTTGAATCAAGGTCGCGCCGCGCTTGAGCAATATCAAGCCACGATCTCTGGCGACATGGCGAAGTCAGCTGATGAGTTCAATGATTCATTGAATGCAATCGGCCGCAGCCTGAGCGGACCATTCAACGAAGCGGTCACAGCACTGCTGCCTGCCATTACAAGCATCGCGCAAGGCATTGTCGGCATCATCAAAGCATTCACGGCACTGCCGCAGCCGGTGCAGGCCACGCTGCTGGTGATCGGCGGATTGCTCACAGCGCTGATTGCATTGGCACCTGCGATCTCTGCCATCATCTCAATCGGCAGCGCGATTGCTGGTCTGTTCGCAGCAGGTGGCGCACTGGCCAGCGCAGGCAGCATCATCGCTGGCATTGCCACCGCGTTTATCGTACTGATCACTGGCCCAGTTGGTATCGTTGCACTGCTGGTTGCAGCTGGCGTTGCGATCTACGCATTCCGCGATCAGATCGGTGCGGCGTTCAATGCTGTGGTGAACTTTATCGGCGGAGCCTTTAATACGATCGGCGATCTATTAAAGGCTGGTGCGCAGGCTTACATGGACTACTACGTAAGGCCCATCCTTGGATTCTTCAAGGGTCTCTACGATGGCGCAGTAGCGATCTTTGGCAGGATTGGCAGCGCGATTGGCGGCGCATTTCAAACGGTGGTTGCCACAATCAAGAATGTCTTTCGTAGCGTGCTGCAGTACCTAGCCGATCGAGTGAACTTTGCGGCAGGACTGATCAATGTGCTGATCCGTGCGTTCAACCGACTGCCGGCGCCCGATATCCCGTTGATTCCACAACTCGCAGTGCCAGCCTTTGCGCAGGGCGGCGTGGTGGACCGGCCAACACTGGCGATGGTGGGCGAAGGCGGCGAGCGCGAATACGTGGTGCCTGAATCCAAGATGGCCACGGCCAGTAGCAACTTCCTAGCAGGCGCCCGTGGTGGCGCAGTGCTGGCTGGCGCGGCATCAGGCGGCGGAGCGCCGACAATCAACATCACCACCGGCCCGGTGATGGAGTTCGACGGCCAGCGCTACGTCACAGTGGCCGACATGGAGCGGGCCATGCGGCTGACCGCTGAAGGCGTGATCGGCCGGCTGCGTACACCGTCTGCACGCATCGCGCTAGGTATTGCCTGATGAGAGCACAAAGCCAATACCTCCGCATCTATGACGCCGGTGGTACCACCTACCAGCGCTGGCAGAGCTACTACGCCAACACCAGCGTCACATGGTCCGGCGCCAGCTGGAACTATGTGCCGTTCATTGCTGATGGCATCACTGCCGGGAGCAGTGGTACTGAAGATTCGGTCTCTGTTACTGCTGCAGCAACTGGCCTGGTGTTAGATGCGTTTCTTGCTGCCATCAGCGATGGCCGCCTGGTGGATCTCAGCATCTACCAGTTCGATTCCACCATCAACAACGACACACCGCAAGCCGGGCAGGAGCTGGTGGCTGCATACACCGGCCAAGTGGTTGGCGGCAATGGCGGATTGACTAGCCTGACCATACAACTCGGCTCGGCATTGTCTCCCGTTGGAGCGCAAGTGCCGCCGCGCCGGTTGACATTGGCGATCATGGGGCAGGGCATCAGGCAGTGAGCTTCCTTTCCTCCAGCGATCCATTGGCACTGCTGGCCATCCAAGCCGGTCAGATCAATGCACCAGCTGATGCAACTGCCGCGCAGGGCACCACAGAGCTAGATAGCCCGCAGCGGTTCGCGCAGATTGGCGAGCCGGTGCCGATCGTGTTCGCCCGATTCCGCAACAGCAAAGGTGGCATCCTGATCAGTCCCGGCGCCACCGAAGCACGCTTTGAGAATGACGCCAGCAACAACGTCACCGCCTATTACATGCTGGTGCTGAGCGAGGGCCAGCTCGACAGCATCCCGGTCAAGGATGTCTTTCAGCGTGCCTGCCGCGTTGGCGCCCACACGCAGACCTACAACCGCAGAGCCGGTACCTGGACACCCGGCAACTTCCTGGTACAGCGTGCCGGTAAGGATTTGCCCGAGGCGCCGTTCTTCTGCGGCACGGTCGGCAGCTACCCGGACATCAGCACGCTCAGCTTCAACGTCACCATCCCGGACGGCTTTGATCAGTACAACCGCCAGGTGCATCTTTTCATCCGTGGCGGCATGGCCGTCACCCGGATCTACGACAGCGTGACCGGCCCTAGCGACAACTTCGCGGACTTGGTGAAGTGGTTGCTGGTCAATACCAGCAGGGTACCAGCGGCGATGATCGACAACACCGCACTGCTGGCGGCAGCCACGTTCCTTGAGGTAAACGGCTTTACCTGCAACATCGAGATCCGCGAAAGCACCAACTACTCAGACCTCGCCGCCAGGCTGGCGCCCTACTTCCTGCTGGCTGAGAGCAGCGCAGGCGGCAAGCGCGGGTTGCGGCCATTGCTGCCGGTAACTGCGGGCGGCGCCATCAAGACCACGGCGATTACGGCTGAGTACACCTTTACCGAAGACACGGTGCTGCCTGGCACGCTGGAAATCAACTATCTGTCACTGGCCGACCGGCAGCCGTTCGTGGTGCAGGTGATCTGGCGCCAGCAGTTAGAGAGCGACATCGGCATCATCCGCACCGCTGAGGTGCGTTACAGCGGCACCGCCGAGACCGGGCCGTATGAGTCGCATGATCTCTCGACGTTCTGCACCAGCGAGGATCACGCCGTCAAGGTTGGCGCCTACATCCTGGCCAAGCGGCTATACACCACGCACACCATCCGGTTTGCAGCCAGGCCGCAGGAGCACAACACGCTGATCAGCGCTGGCGACATCATCCGCGTGCAGCTGGCGCGTGACAACACCACCTACGCCAACTCGGTGCATGACTACCTATACCAGGTGGAGCGGATTGCCAAGACACTGGCGGGTGATGTGAGCTATGAGGCCACGCACTTCCCGATCGACGACCAAGGCCGCAGCCTGATCGCATTGGATGTGGCTGCTGCTGTCGGCACCGGCATCATCCTGCCAAGCGGCCGCACCGGCGTGAGCTGTGATGTGAACTCCAGCAGCGACAACACCATCCCGGCTGAGACGTTCACGGATGCGGATGGTGCTGACCCACTGGAGCTATCACCTAGCGGCGGCGGCCTGGGCTTCAACGATTCAGCGCCGACTGGCGACACCGACAATGCTGATGACGAATTGGATGCCGGTGTAATTCCATTATCTGTTACCAATCCAACAGGCGCCATTGGTGCAACTCCTGGCGCTCAGGCAAGACTGCCAAATACTTGCAGCGGCACGCCAATCTACGCATGGTATGACAGCACTGGAACGATTAACATTACAAACATTGCCGCCAATGTTCCAGCCATTGTGCTAACTCGCAATGACATCGGACAGGAAATCTACGGCAGCGTTGATTGCGGAGGGGGCGTTCCCATTACTTACTTTGGGCCTATCGCTGCAATTAGCGGTACACCAAGTCTGTCTCAAAAGTTTGTTGGTTCGTACAGCGTTGGATACCCCGATGCACCGGGCGGACCTGGGGCAGGTGGTAGTCTTACTAGCTACGGAGAACCTTGGTATAGCGAGCAAGGTGCGCCAGGTGGCCCCCGCGCAAACACGACCATTCTTTACGGCTTTGACTCGACAGGCGCTCTTGTGGAGCTAGTGTCATGGCAGACTTTTCTTGACGGAAATCCTGCATGGCCGTGGAAACCTACAGCTGGCAGTAGCAATTCTTCCAACGGAACCAAGGTGGTCGAAATAAGAGATGCGACCACTAATGCGCTGTTGTACAGCTACTAAGTGTGGCCACCTTTCCCTCCCTAACACCAGCAACCCGCGCCTTCACGCCAGGCGAGTATCCGCACACGCCGTTCAGCACCTACAACGGCCTGCAGAATCGCGTGCGCCATAGCAACGTGATGCTCAGCAGTTCAGTGCGGCTGAGCTTTATTGCATTGGCCGAGGCTGACATGCTCAGCATCCTCAGCCATTACCAAGACCAGTTCGGCAGCTTTGAGAGCTTTACGCTGCCGTCCAGCATTTGGAGCGGTGTCACCACCATCAGCGACTACGAACTGACGGATTACCGCTGGCGATACACGGACGCGCCAACCGTAGATGACGTTTACTGCGGGCGCTATAACGTCGAGCTGACGCTCGAAACCGTGCCGCCTGAAGGCAAGTTTGTCAGCGGCACTGAGCTGGCTGTAATTGTCAGCCTCGCGCCAGGATCTGTCACAACAACCAACGGCCTGCAGCAGAGTGTCACACTATCCATTGCAGGCGGTTCGGCTTCTGTGGTTGCTGATGGTGGCGGTTACGACTTCTCATCATTCCTATACTGGGATGAAGACCCTTACACCAGCTGGGACTGATTCATGGCAGCTCCCAACATCAAGAGCGGCAGCTCCGTCACAACAGTCACTGGCAAGACCGTGGGTTATGCCGTCACCACCTCGATGGCTGCAGCGCTGAGCAATGGCGCCAGCAGCGGCAAGGTACTGAAGATCAACTCGGTGTACTGCGCCAACGTGGATGGCACCGCAGCAGCTGACATCAGTTTGGAGCACTACAACGGCACCACGGGTTTTGCCATCGGCAAGACGATCACCGTGCCAGCTGATGCCACTCAGGTGCTGGTCACCCGCGAGGCATACATCTACTTGGAGGAAGGCCACAGTCTCCGCGCACAGGCCAGCGCCGCTGGCGACCTGGAGCTGGTCATCTCTTACGAGGACATCAGCTGATGCTCGGCTTCAATGGCGGATTGATGGGCGTCCGGCGCACACCGACAACCGGCACAGCATCTGGCCTGTGGTTCCAGAATGAGCAGAGCGTGGCGAAGCGTGCAGGGATTTGGCCATCAGCCGGTGATCCAACGCCAGGGCTATCTCCAGTTCTCTGGTACGACTTTGCCGACGAGACTACCGTCACCACATCGGGAACCGAAATCACTGCGGTTACCAGCAAGGGTAGCAGAGCATGGACGCTATCAAAAAGCGCAACAGGTCCGCAGTACGTGACAGGCATCAACAGCAAAAAATGCTTGGATTGGGGCAGTAGCAATCACAACAATTATCTGCGAAATACAGACACGACGACAACGGCTATAGCTGAAATCTACGTTATCATGGATGGGGCATTTGGCGGAACTTATACTAGCTTTGGCGGATTAATTACTAGCTCAAGTGATCCCGGGTGGCGCATTAGCGGCAACAGTACTTCTTACAATCAGGACGGCACCGGCTTTGATCGCGCTTACATCAATGGCGGAACAACCGACAGATTCAGCACATCGCATTTCACTTCGCCAAGCGTTGACGATCCCTCGATCATCCGAATCTTAAATAATGGCTCGGCCTCATTTAACGCGACTCAAGGAGTTCAATT